AGACCATAAAAAATATCAGAAATGAAAACACAAACATTTACCGACATTTTCACAAAGGAATTGGCCGTTGATGCCATCCTTAACGCTGAGTTCCCCGGATTCAAAGAAGACTATTTAATCCTCCATTGCCTGTTAAAGTTGCACAATCCTAAATCGGTATTCGAATGCGGGACGAATATGGGCAGGGGAACGGAAATAATCTGCAACGCAGTGCCAACGGCAAGTGTTTACAGCCTTGACCTGCCAACGGAATTAGCTCACATAAGCCTGCAACACCCGATTAGCGAAGGCAAGGGAGATAAGGTAGGCAGCCTCTGCAAGCGACCATTTACGCAGCTTCGGGGGGATAGTATGACATTTGATTACAGCAAGCACCCATGCGACGCCTATTGGATAGATGCCGAACATACCGAGGCTGCGGTAAAGCACGAAACCAAACAGGCGGTTAAATGTAAGGCCAAACTTATAGTCTGGCACGACTCAGACATGCCCGAAGTAATGGCCGGAATATTGGCCGGTATTGGCAAGGGTTACGAAGTTTACCGGGTTACCGATACGAGAATTGCTTACGCATTAAAGAAAGCTAAATGACCAAACAACTAATATTAGCCCGATACAATGAAAAGGTGGATTGGGTGAAAAACCTGCCGGCTGATATTGAGGTAATAATATACAACAAAGGGCGGCACGAAGGGAACAACCTGCCAAACATAGGAAGGGAGGCGCACACCTACCTGCATCACCTTTGCAACGGCAAGTTAGCCGACAGGATGGTTTTCGCTCAGGCAGATCCATTTTATCATTGCGGCAATCACTTTGTAAATAACCTTACTGTTTTTTTAAATGGCAATAAAGCCTTTGAAAGCCTAAGTAGCGACACGCTCACCATTTTACCCACAGGCAACCGTTGGGCAGAGTTTGGCGAATTAAACGGCAGGTTATATCAGAACCATCACTACGAAAGCAGCGCAATCATTCAGGTAGCACAAAAGCACTTTCCAAAGCGAATTGCCAAAGGCTGGGAGTTCGGCCCTGGCGCATGCTTTGGCGTAAGCCTTGAGGCGGTTAAGGGCGTTAAATGGGGATTACTCTCTAATCTTCTTGAATATTCACAAAGCAACCCGGAAAATCCGATACATGGGGATGAATCGCATGTTATGGAAAGGATTTGGGGATTAATATTTACATCATGATAATTATAGTAGTCAACTTTAACCGTCCTAACTTTCTGGCGGCACAAATTCCACTGATTCTGAAAAACCTGGAGCCGGATAATATCCATGTGGTTAATACCGGAAACATTGATAGCGGATGCAGGGAGATAGCTGCAAAGTATGATTGCAAGTACACCCATTTGGAAGTTGGCACGACCGACTTCAGTAAAAGCCATGCAAGCGCATTGAACGTTGCGTACAATCTGAACAAACAGGATCACGAAATAATTGGCATACTTGACCATGATTGCTTTCCGATTGAGAAAATAAACATAAAGGCGGAGATTGACGGCAAGTTCTTCTTTGCTTCCAATCAGGTTAGAAAGGGGATATTGTACCCAAACCCGGCCTGCCTGTTTATCCGAACATCAGTAGGCTGCATTGACTTCATGCCCTGCTTAGGCATGGACACCGGCGGCCAATTGCACACCGTTTACAACTTTGTACGGCAAATGACATACGAGGCAAAAGATGATTATGAGATATTTGCCGATGCTTTCCTGCATATTGTGAAGGGTAGTAACTGGGTAGGCGGCAGAACGAATGCGGCAAGGGTAAATAGGGTATTTGAGATTGTTAAAACTTATTTATGAAAGATTACCGATTAAGGGGAGCAAGAAACAGATGGTTTAAAAGGATGGTTTACCGCTCCTCAGTTAAAATGATGGCAAGGGTAGGTATTAATCATAAGCGCATTTTAGTAACTTCGCACCCATGACACACCGCCAAAGAATCGCCAAAGCACTCCGCCAACAGGTCCGTCCAGTGCTTACCATCCTGCAATCAGGCGACCTATACGGAGCGATGGCAACCGCCTCACAGCTTGATCCCATGCCTATTTATGAAGTCTTGAAGTCCATTGAAAACAAAGTATTTCAGGACGAAGCGGAAAGAGCCTACCGCAACATTGACCGGCTGGCAGAGGATGCGGAAAAACGCAATTACGTTACTGATTGGCTTAAAGTGGTTTTTGACTACCTCACTAATAATGCCCTAAACCAGCTCACCACAGAAATAACCGGCACGACTTACAAGAATCTGATTAAGCTATTTGAAACGGCAATTAGTGAAGGCTGGGGGCAATTAGACGTGGCAAAGCGAATAGAGGCGACAAAGGAATTCGAAAAACTTACATTTAAATCAATCAGGCAGCGGTCATTAACCATTGCCCGGACGGAGGTAAACAGGGCAAGAAACGCAGGCCACCAGGCGGCTGGCGACAAAAGCAAATGGGTTACGGAAAAGGTATGGAGCGCGGCTAATGACTTAAGGACGCGGGGGCGAATACCTAACGGACATTCTAATCATTGGGCGTTGAATGGCGTTGCGGTTGATCAGGAAGCCTTATTCACAGACCCGGTAAGCGGAGCGCAAATGGCATATCCGGGAGACATAAGTAATGGAGCCGGGCCGCAGGACGTAATTAATTGCCGGTGTCGTATTGTTGCCGTACCAAAGAAGGGGGCGGATGGCAGGTTGATAAGGAAGCCGTCCGATCCGCTGGGAGGTAGTTTGATATGAAAAAGCCCGAAGTAGACACTTCAGGCGATTTGCTATATAAACGAAAACCCAAAAACCTGATGCCGGGGCAGGAGTCGAACCTGCATCCTCCGAGATTTGCCGTCTCGTGCGTCCCAGTTCCGCTACCCGACAAACCTTTATTCAGCCTTCACCACACTACCCTTATCAACCAGCAGTATGTAATGCGTTCCAATCAATTTAGTCTCCAGCAGTCCCGGCTGGTTCCTTTTGTTCCTGATGCCATCATAAACAGCACCAACCGTAACCCCTCGCAGGTCGGCGTAATCTTTAATTGACATTTCAGCAGTCTGAAGTGCTTTGTTTTGGTAATCTACTTTTTCCATATTTTACTTTTTCTTTATCAACCTGTAAATAATATCTATTTCCGACCCTTACCACTTCAAACACTCCCGGCATGTAATGGCCGTTCCTGATTGCCTTTCTGACAGCCCGGCTGCTTATACCTCTTAAAATGGCATATTCGGCTATGGTGGTTCGTGTCATTTAATTAGTTCCGATTTGTAAAGGTATAAAATTTTTGTGTATTTCCTAAAATAATTTTACAATGTGGGTAAAATATACGAATACAAGTCGCTACAATTGGAATTTAAGGACATAGACGAAAAAACTATGTCCGTTGCCGGCTACTTTTCAGCCTTCGATAAAATTGACTCTTATAACGAAGTAGCGGTTAAGGGTTCTTTTAAAAGGTCGCTGGATAATAATCGGGAGCGAATTAAATACTATCAAAACCACGATATAACAAAGAACTTAGGACCATTTCAGGAACTAAAAGAAGATGATTACGGACTATTCTACCGGGCGAATGTATTACCTACCAGCTTTGGAAAGGACTTTATGATTATGGCAGCAGGGGGCGTAATCAAAGAACATTCAATAGGTTATAAAGAAATTAATAGCAGATACGAAGGCAAAATAAAATACATAACCGAACATCATTTGATGGAAGGTTCCGCACTCACAGGCTGGGGCGTTAACCAATATACGCCGATGGTGAAGAGCGCGGAGCAGGCGCAAGACCGGATAAAAACATTGGAAACCTTTGTACGCAACACAACCGCAACCGATGAGACCATCCAACTATTAATGTTAGAAATTAAGCAGCTACACCAGTTACTTATAGATACCACTCCTCCCGCTGTTACAGCACAGGACTCGGAAAAAGTGAAAGGTTTGGATTTGCAGGCAATAGCACAATTATTTATCACAAATTAAATTTTACACGATCATGGAAGACATGAATAAAGTAATCGTTGATGGATTAACAGACCTTAAAGCTAAGGTTGCCACTTCAGCGACTAAAGACGAATTGACAAAAGCAGTTGCAGACGCAACCGCTGACATGGCAAAAAGCGAAGACCTTTTAGCCATACAAAAGACCGTTAATGAACTTAACGAGAAAGCCGGCCAATTTGATGCAAGCCGCAAAAAGGCAAAAGGTACATTGGATCAAATCAGCGATGCAATTGGCGACAAGCTGAAAGGCAATGTAATGGAAAGCGTGAACGTTCCCTTTACCAAGACCGCTGGCACCATGACCGCAGCGGATGACTTGACCGGTTCAACCGTTTTGACTTACAGGCCCGGCGTTGAGGCTAATCCTAACCGCAGGATTCACTTCAGGGATTTGGCGCAAATTATCCCTTCCGGCACCGGTACTTATAGCTGGTACATTGAGCGTGCAAAAGAGGGTGCAATTGCTTTCCAAAGTTCACACGGGGTTAAGAAAAGCCTGATTAATGCACGTTTTGAACAAAAGAGCGTTACCGCTGAATTTCTTGCTGGCCTTGCACCTGTGGCAAAGCAAATGATGCAAGACCTTCCGTTCCTTCGTGGCTTTATGCCTCAGTTCATGGTTTCGGAATACCTGAAGCAAGAAGACACCGAGTTTTACGCTGACCTGATTGCGGTTGCAAGCGGCGACGACGAAATTCCCGGTGCAATTACCAGCAACGTGGAAAAAATAATGGGTTGGGTAACCAACCTCCGCGCGGCTGATTACGAGCCTAATGGCGTGGTAATGAACCCGGTTGACGTGTTTTCGATTTTCATCAACAAGGGCGCAACCAGCGGAGACTACACATTGCCTCCCGGCGTTGTGGTAGCAAACAATGGTGGAATTTCCATCTACGGTTTGCCTGTTTACCAAACCACATTCATACCGGTTGGTAAGGCGTTGGTAGGCGACTGGAATCGTGTTGGAATTGTACAGGTTGATGGCCTTGCGGTACTTACCGATGACCGTGGCGACAACTTCGACAACAATACCGTTACCTTTAAGGCAGAGGCAAGGGTGGCACTGGCCGTTCTTCGTACCGATGCTTTCATTTATGGTGACTTGTTGGTAAGCGCATAATTGTTTCAGTTTAGGGGTTAATAGACACCGCCTCCTTTTTAGGGGGCGGTTTTTTTTATTTGGTAGTGTGAATATAACTGAATAATTTTGTAGGTAAAATATAACTTATGCAAAGAGAAATTAAGTTTAGGGCGTGGAATTCGGGAAATAAATGTATGATACGTTTTGATGGCCTTTGGGTTTGTGAGGAATATAGGTCAATATGCTTTTCGGCGGTTAGAGATGATTTAACAGAAGTAGGTAAAGACCTCCCAGGAGCCTATGGAACTGGCTCAGACCCCGAGGCAGATGGTGCTTATATTCTAATGCAATTCACCGGCCTGTATGACAAAAACAGTAAAGAGATTTATGAGGGGGATATTGTTCAAACGCCTTTCGGTCATTCTTCTGTTGAATTTTCGCATGGTGTATTTGGGCTAAACCATGATTTTTTAAACCCTGAAAAAAAGACTATGTTAGGAACATGGGGTCAAGAACATAATTTAAGGACGTTAGATGATGGATATTATAAAGAAATAGTAGTTGTCGGTAACATTTACGAAAACCCCGAACTTATCCCATGAGTGTAGCAGTTTACCGCCTTACCGCCTTTACCGGGGCCGACTTAGCTTACAAACACCTATCCGACCTACTTAATACACCACTATTTACCGGCAAGCCTCCGCAGGGTTACGACACTGTTATTTGCCCGGCCATGTTGGCAGGTAGTGTAAAGGCCAAGCGGATAATTGCCTGCCTACACCGTGACGAGCCTATAAGGGCTAAATGTGATGCGGTAATATATTGCTCCGAATGGCTGCAAAAGAAATATCCTGTTAATGTTCCAAGCATGGTATTCAGGCCGGTTAATCGGTTGGAGCCGTTAAAGGATAGGGCCTATGTGGGCCATCAGGTAGGGTTCATCAACCTGAGCATGAGCAAGGGCGGTCATTGGGCGAATGATTGCGGAGTGCAGGTATTGGCACTTGACAGGGCTGTAAGGCGTTCGGTTGGCAATGTAACTGTATTGCCTTACATGGCCGACCCTTTACCGTTTTATAACTGTATTAGCTACTTCTGCCTTCCATCCCGCAGCGAAGGGTATAGCACCGTTTGCCTCGAAGCGCTGAGCCAAAGCCTGCCGATTATCGCAACGGATATACCAGGCATTAGGGAGGTTTGCGGCGATGCTGCCTACTATATTAGCGACAAAATCCAAATCAAAACGGCGGTAAAAGATATAGGGGCAAACTATCAGGCATGGAGTGCGGCGGCGTTTGCAAGGTGGGAAAAGATAAAGGGGCTAAATGATATTGAACATTTAATTACCTTTACCACATGAATCGCATTATTTCCATCTATTCAAAGCTGCAAGACTACGCAGCGGAGCCGGTTACGGTGGCTGATTTAAAGCTGTATTTACAGATTGAAGGCGACGCCTACGACGCTCAATTAGCAGCCTACATTAAGGCGGCAAGGGGTCTGGTTGAGCAAGCCGCAAACATAAGCCTGACATATAAGGACGTAACTACTAAGGCGACTTTGACCGGGGCTTTCCGGTTACCGTTGGCACCTGTTGATGCGGTTGGCGATGTATACCGGCGCAAATGTCCGGCAATAATGGAGGCGATGGCAGAGGGCTACGATTACTATCTGGATGGCGACACATTTTACCCGGTACTAATTGGCAAGGAATGGAAAATAGAATATACCACCATAGCCGAAACCAACACCGAATTAGCCGAAGCGGTTAAATATCAGGCAGGCCATCTATACACTTTTCGGGATGATAAGACTGCGGAGGCATGGGATAGTAAGGCGGTGGCTATTGTGGATGCTTATAAAATTGGGAATTATTAAAATGGAAATAAACGGCAATACTTCAGACGGTTACCATACATTCAATGAATTGTATGAGTTTAGAAAGGTTTATAATGCTGCACTTTTTAATGAGTGGGCTAAGTTTGATATTCCATATTATAGCGTTCACAAATCATGGAAACATTACGACGGTGAATTATGCTTTGGCGGCGGTTGGTTTATTGTTGTAGCAGTTTTGCCAACAGGTCAAATATCAAACCATTACGAAGCAAAAGACTGGGATTTGTTTAAAATACCTGAAACAGAAACAGCAAAGTATGAGTTTGACGGACATACTTCACAGGACGTAATAAACAGACTAAAGGCACTATGACAGCACGCGAACAAATAACAGTCTACACCATTGTTCAAACAGATGACGGTTATGGCGGCACTACCGAGGCACTGGAGGTTATGTATTTAGCTCCCACATGGGCAACCATCAAAGTTAATAATCAATCCCAGGTTTCATTTGGAGCATACCAGCCTGCTACCGACTTCACGCTGGAGGTAAATTATAAGCATGGTTTCACATGGCAACCTGAAATGGTAATTAGCTCCGCTTTGTACGGCTTTATGAAAGTTGACAATGCTTTTGAAACAATCCGCCTCCGCAATGTCAGGGTGAACGCAAACAGATTAGACAGCGATATATGGCTTTCAGTATAGATATAAAGGGGGATATAGCAAAGGAAATAGGGGCGGAGTTTATTCGCCTTAAAGATGATATTGAAGAAAGTTTGGCACGTAACATGGGCGAAGCTGCAAGGGTGGTTAACGGCAAACTGCCGGTTAATAAAAAAACAGGATTTGGCGGCTTTCTCAAATCAGGCTTTCAATTTCAGCAGGTAAATGATTTTGAATATATTTTTGAGAACCCAATTAAATACGCTCCCTTTGTCGATTTTGGTACCGGTTCGCAGGTTCAAATTCCTGCGGGCATGGAGGCTTTTGCAAAAGAGTTTTATCGCACCGGCGAAGGTAGAATGAAAGCGCAGCCACACATGACCTATGTAGTTAAAGAATATTACGAGAAGTTTCTCAATGAATTAAAGCAATTGAAATGATTGATCCAATTCGCCACATAAGAAAAGCAATTACCGACTACTTCGCCGGGACTTTTATAGTTTATGATGGCATTGCCGACCCTAAAGGCGACTTTCCGATGGTAGTGCTTACCTCAATTGCATACGTTGAAAATGGAGCCAAACATTGCACCGCCTACGCTGCAACCGTTGACCTTTCAATATACAATGACGCTGCGGTAAGGGGTGGTAATCTGGTAACCGATACGCTGAGCGATAACGTGCTTACATGGGTTGATGATAATTCGTTTTTAGTTCCTAACTTTTCAGTAACCGATAAAAGGGTGCAAAATAGTTCGACTTCAGTTGTAAATTTGTTCAACCGAATATTATATCGGCGACAATTTACAATCTTAATCGAACTATCAAATGGCTAATACACCAATCAACACGAAATTACTCAAAGTATTCGTAAAGGAATACACCTTAACGGCAAATGTTTTTATTCCGGCTTTATGTGAGCTTGCCAGCGAATTGCAGGACGCTTTTAATGAGGTTGACGCAACTTCAAAGTGCGGTTCTTTTTTCATGCAGGGTAACCAGGATAACAGTTTTTCGCTCACCTTGCAGCACCTTGAAGAGGGCAGTTACAACCCTACCACCGTATTCACAGCCAAAGAATTTAAGGCAGCTAAGGATGCAGGTACCATTTTGGAAATCCTTATTGCAGACGATGCAGACACCCCTACCATTTTTGCAAGGGAGTTCGATGTAACCATCCTAAGGACAAATAGCAGCTTTCCCGAAGAGGGAGCCGCCACTTGTGCGGTTGAAATGAGAATAAACGGCAACATTGTTGATCCGCTATAAATAGGCATGAGGTTGGTTTTTAGGGCGTGGCATTAAACTGCCG